TCTCTTGGAACGCCAGTAGCCACTGACGGCGGAATTCGTTCAGGTCGTCCTGGGTGCGGAAGTTCGCCATGCTGGCCGGGAACGCGGCACGCAGTTGGTTGAATAGCCCGTTGAACACTTGAGCCACCTGCTCGACTGGCGGGCGCTCCTGGTACTGCTCCGGCAGGTTATGGGCCATGCGGCTCATCTGCTCGCGATCGTGGTTACGCATCTGCTCTGCAAGAGATTTCATCGAATCACCCCATAGGCCCAGTCAGTGTTGTTGAAGTCCAGATCCGGCTTGGCGGCTGGTTTGCCGCGTACTGCCGCTTGCTTGTTCTGATAACTCAGCTTCTGGCTGGCAGTGATAAACCAATTTTTTGGCTTCTCATGCGTGAACTCGATATCCAGCTTCTGAAGTTCGTAATTCAGGTCTATCAGCGGGTACAGGTTTAACCATGCTTGATAGTCCTTGTGGTTCAGCCGAACGATTTGGCCCTCGAATGCGTACCGACTCGATATCTCATGAATATCCGCATTGGCCTCTTCGCAAGACGCGTAAGCGGCTTGGGTGTTAACCAAGGAATCAGGATCAGGGATAGGGGAATCAGGAATCAGGTTAAGGGAATCAGCAGGATTTAAACTGTTCTGAACCTGTTCTTGCACCTTACTAGCACCGTGCTTTTCTTGTGCTTCATTATTTTCAATGACTTGAGGCTTTCCCTCTTCTTCCTTTTCCTCTTTTGCATCTGAATTGCACTGTTCTTGTTCGGTGCCATTTTGGTTCTGAGACGGTTCTGGTATCTCACTTGCCGCTTCTTTGCAGTGCGGGTTCTGGTGCTTTTTCCAGTTAGAAACTTGAATGTAGGAATCGCCTTTCACCTGGTAACGATTGATGAATTTATGCTGATGCAGCTGCTGCAATAAAGCATCACAATCGACATCATCGAACGGCAGCACCATGGCTTTAATTTTCTTAGGGCGGTCATCCAGGCGACCCTCTTTATCGGCAATAGTCCACAGACCAGCGAAGAGAATGCGAGCCAGTGGCTGACATTCTGCGAGCTCGTCGTTAGTGAAAAAGCCTGGCTTGATGTTTCGTGAGCGAGCCATCAAAATCCTCCTGGTTTCTGCGGACCATACACACCCGCAGCTTCTTGGGATGCAATGTATGCTTCGCGATGTTGAATGTACTCACGGACGACAGGTATTCCCCTCCCATCCATAAACGCTAACGAGCAACCACCCCTATTGACGAGATGCAGATATTCCCTTCCGATTTCTACCAACCTTTTTGTCGCCGCGTACTGGCAGCCGAAAACTGATATATCGAGATCGTCAAACAGTTCTTGCAAAGAGAAAGGTTCGCTCTGCTCAATGCAAATAACGTCATAAGAATCAGCAAGTTCCTCTATCGTGGCGCTACGGCTGATTAAACCGATTGCATCAGCTGCTTCAGCGATTTCTTCTTCAGTGCATCTGAAAAACTCACGACCAGGATTGATTCGGCAGTTGGACAGGTATTGATGAAACTCCTGTTCATGGCCTCTCGGGTTATCGGAAAAGTAGGCGCTATGGACTTCAAATGGCGCCGGTATGCCAGTGCCCTGTGAAATCTGAGCAGCACGTATTTCAGGCTCATTTACTGTCATTCCTATTTTGAAGATTCCCGGCATGTATGGATTTTTGAGCGCGTAAATCCACCCTTGAGATCTGAGTCCGCTAGGAATATCAAGATGCTTAACCTTCTCTTTCTCCAGGCTGAGCGGCAAAAACATCGTGTTATGCATCAATTTCTCTGCCATAATTACTCCCGTTACTTGGCGTAACACAGTGTTTGGAAGGCCTTTGAAGTTACCGCTTCAAGGGCTTTTTCTTTTCTGGTGCCTCTCACATAACCCCCAGCATCGACGTCACCATCGTCATCAACGGCCCTACCTGCTCCGGCATGAGGCGGAACAGCGACGCTATACCCTCGCTTACCTCTTTCAGCTTCTGATGCTCTGGAGCGTCCAGCAGCACGGCCTGCTTAGCCTCGGCACACTCTTTCATCGCAGAGGCGATCAGCGACATCGTGTCGTTCTGCGGCGCCAGGCGGTTGCGATACTCCAGAGGCAGAACGGCCATGATTGCCGGCGTCAACTGGCGCACGTTCTCGCGGTACTGCTCAGAGTCGAAACGGTTATCCAGAAAGCGAAAAAGTTTCTGGCGCGCCCTGCTGATGTCTTCCGGGAAGCTGATGGCGGTCCCGCCCTGCTCCCGGTATTCGTTGATGATCAGCGCCGAAACGACGTCCTGATTGTCCAGCGCCGACGACCATGCACGGACCGCATCGCGGATCTTTTCGTGGCCTGGCGCCGCTTTAGGTTGAGCGCGGTTTATCATCGCTCCCGGGTGTATTCCGGTATTGTGTTGATACGCAAGTGAATGCATTGCTTTCCCTTTCGTGGTTAGGCCGCAGTATCACGCGGCGATGTGAATACCAGGCTTTCTTTGAGGACCGGAGCCTGGCGGTGAAAATTCTTCGTGCCTTTCTCGATAGCCGATGCCATTTCTGGAGATGCCCGGCGATTTCCGTAGGCAATCTGGTCCAGGTAACCTGGCGTCGTGTTAGCCAACTTTGCGAGCTGCGCCCATTCGTCGGTAGTGGCGGCCTTGCGCCAGCGGTGTAGTTCAGTGCTCATTGGTGTCTCCGGGTGAGTCGTTTGATTTGGAGTTTAGCGTTATGCTAAATACTACGCAAGCATCATTTAGCAATTTGCACATTTATCATTTTGCTAAAAGCAGTAACAATGCAGGTATGGAAAATAAAGAAATCAGAAAAGCCAACCTGGAAGCGCTGTACGACAAGCGTCAGCACGAGTCTGGAATGACCAAGGCGCAGTTCGCCGAGCTCATCGAGACAAGTCCTGCTGCGCTTAGCCAGCTACTGGGACCAAACCCTCATCGCAATATCGGCGATAAGATGGCTCGCAAAATTGAAACTGCGCTTAATCTGCCTTTTGGCTGGATGGATGTTTTGCACGCCAGTGAAGAACCTTCGAACGTTGCATTTCGAGGGCTGAACGAGACAAAAGGAAGTTATCCTGTAATCAGCTGGGTAAGCGCGGGGCAATGGATGGAAGCTGTAGAACCTTATCACCGAAGAGCGATAGATCGCTGGTATGACACGACTGTTGACTGCTCAGAAGATTCATTCTGGCTGGACGTTAAAGGGGATTCTATGACCTCCCCAGCCGGACTGAGCATACCAGAGGGAGCAGCGATACTTGTTGATCCTGAAGTCGAACCGCGCAACGGGAAGCTGGTTGTCGCAAAGCTGGAAGGCGATAACGAAGCGACATTTAAGAAGCTTGTAATCGATGCCGGCAGACGCTTCCTTAAGCCACTTAACCCCGCATATCCAATGCTAGAGGTTAATGGAAACTGCAAAATTATCGGCGTTGTGGTTGATGCCAAAATACTAAACATCCCATAACCTCACACAAACCCCTCAAGCCCGCCATCGTGCGGGCTTTTTTACGTCCTTAATTCCTGCCATGTAAATTTTTAATCTCTTATTAATCAATACGCTAAATAAAACCACTCAATAATTTAGCATTTTGCTATTGCGCATAATTTAGCATCACGCTAAATTTACCCCATCGAAACGAAACATCGACAGCTGAGCGAAGTTAGCCAGCGGCGAAGTGGAGGTTCGGTCAGTCGAACGGCGCGACAGTAAACCATGCGTCGGACGCCCGGCGGGCTCAGGGAGAGCGGCAATGGTGCGTAACTGGAATGTTTTGTAGTGGGGTGTGGCTGGGCCTGCATGGACTGATCACCCATGAAAACTTCGGTTCGAATCCGGAGCACTCCACCACAAAGCATTTCTCCCGCATCAGCGGGTAACGACAGAGGGTAAGGATATGGAGCAATTTGCAAAAGTATTTGAATCGCACGACCGGCAAATACTGGTGAAAAAAGGTGAGGATAGCGACGGTGATCCTGCGCTGTGTATATCAACGATGATCTCTGGTTTAGAAATGAGCATCAACGTCAACTTTTCAGATGATGGAGATAGCTTAAATAAGGCGTTTGACTCATTCACCCAAGATCAGGCTGACTTCTTCGCCAAAAAACTTGAAGGACAAACATCACCATTTGAAGCGCTTAAATTGCTAATGAGTTCTGAAGATGAATAGACCCGCTCCGGCGGGTTTTTTATCGGCCATACATAGGCAGATTTTCGAGTCTGCCCATTTATGACAACCGGCGGCCATCCACCGCCCATTGAAACACTGAATAACTGCGTAGAAGTCTTGTATTAACCGTTCGGCGGCGCGGCCTTAAGCGTGGAGATGATTATGACTCTTATCGAATTGACCAAAAAGAAAATGGCAATTGAAGCCGAACTGGCTCAGTTGAAGGCGAAGTTTGTTGATGACACCTCACGCATCGGTAAAGAGCTGATTGCAGTGTCTGAAGGCATCAACCAGGCCAATAAAGGCCTAACGGTTGATATGGTTCGGAATGGCATGACGATCATTAACTTCGGAGACCCGAAACAAAGCGCGGAGCGACGCGGGTGTGTTGAAGACGCGATTAACGACATTGCGTCTGGGTTCACCCGTCTGAGCGAGCGTTATTTTGGCACAAAAAACTACGCCCAATGGAGCGATCAGCGTGAAGACCATCGCTATGGATATGGCCCTAAACACGGCTCTATCTGCTTCAAGATAGGCTTAACTGGCACCGCACTTAATAAGCTGGCAAGCGGCGGCTTGAGTGATTACGACGCTGAATGCGCTATCTACTGCCTGATGAACATTGACGCCATCAATGCGGCAAACGCCAAAGCCCGGGAGGCATCATGCCAGTAACCCACAACGGCAAGCAGTACACCGCCAAAAAGCTCAACGATAACGAGTGGCAGCTGACGTCGGTATCGGCACCGCGTGAAAAGCTGGTACTTAACCGCTGGCAGATGCACGTTTCTGGCCTGCTGGCTCAGGTGGAGGGTAAAAAATGATGTCGCACTACGGCACCACCCCGCTCATTCGCCAGTGCGTCACTCCAGGCATGATGGCATTGCATGAAGGCCGCACTTATCGCGTCTCCGCAGTCATTCAGGAGCGCAAATGGGTATACCTGCACACCGATGCAGAAATCATCCGCCTCAGTGACTGCGTGATTGACGTCCTTCTGGACGGTCACGGCAACCCTATCCAGCACTAACCACCCTATTCACCCGATCGGCCTGGCTCAATGCGGGCGGGATCTGCACATCCAAATTTCAGGAGAAACCATGAGCGAAGTAACGGACTTAGTCGTCATTGAGAAACAGAACGCAATGGCGGTATTCACCACCAAAGAGCAGCTCGACCCGATTATTGAGGCGATCGAGAAAGAAGCTCGCAGCCTGGTACCGGATGTGTCGACCCGTAAAGGCCGCGATGCTATCGCATCCATGGCGCACAAGGTTGCCCGTTCCAAAACCTACATCGACAACGCCGGCAAGGATCTGGTTGCTGAGCTTAAAGCCCTGCCGAAGCAGATCGACGAAAGCCGCCGCATTGTGCGTGAGCGGCTGGAAGCGCTTAAGGATGAAGTGCGCCGTCCTCTAACCGAATGGGAAGCCGAGCAAGAACGCATCAAGGCTGAACAAGCCATGAACGCTATGCACGCCGAAGCGCTGGTGATGAACGAGAACATCGATTTGCAGCGCGCGATTCAGTTCGAAGCAGACCACGAAATGGCTCTGCTGATGAACAAGGATTTCGACCGTGAACGCGAAGAGCAGCGCCGCCAGGCAGAACAGGCTCAGCGTGAACGTGACGAGCGACTGAAGCAGGAAGCGGCAGAACAAGCCCGCCGCGATGCCGAAGCGATGCACAAAGCAGAGATTGAAGCCGCAGCGCGCCGTGAAGCTGAAGAGAAAGCCCGTGCAGAGCTGGCTGAACGCCAGCGCGTCGAAGCGGAACAGCGTGCAGCTCGCGAGAAGCAGGAAGCGGAAGCCCGTGCGGAACGCGAAAAAGCCGCGGCGGTTGAAGCTGAACGCCTCAAAGCAAAACAGGCAGAAGAGAAGCGCCTGGCTGAAGAGAAGCGCATCGCCGACGAACAGGCTAAGCGCGAAGCTGACGTGAAGCACCGCAAGACGGTCGGCACCAACATCGTTAACGCGCTCACCAGCAACACCAGCTTAACCCGCGAACAGGCTATCGAAGTGCTTACCGCCCTGAAAGATGACCTGGTCCCCTGCGCGAAAATTCATTATTGAGGCAACCATGAACGCATACCTCACTTACGACCGCATCGAAGATCGGCGCTGGGCTGAACAGCAGCTCACCGACGAGAAAGAGAAGTGGATCGGCGACCGGGCGCAGAAAATCATCGACATGATGCCAAAAGAGCCGTCCGGCCTCTTCCACTTCACGGTCCCGATTGACTCCAGCCCATACGAAGGACTTCGCAGCGATAAAGCTGGCGAGGTCTACAACGATTTCATTTCGGCAGTTGCTTACGCCCAGGCGGAATACGACTGGGAACACCGTACCGGCTGCCCGTTTTAATTTTTGAGGGGATTAACGATGGCAAGCGAATTAACAATCACGGCGAGTGCGCTGGCGGAAAAAGGTATCGACGTCGCTACCTGGAGCGCGCTGAAGAACAGTATCTACCCTGGCGCCAAAGACGAATCGGTAATGATGGCGCTCGATTATTGCCGTGCCCGCCAGTTGGATCCGTTGCTGAAGCCCGTTCACCTCGTGCCGATGAGCGTCAAGGACTCAAGAACGGGTAAAAGCGAATGGCGCGACGTGGTCATGCCGGGCATCGGGCTTTACCGCATTCAGGCAGACCGTTCAGGCGATTATGCCGGGGCCCGTGAGCCTGAGTTCGGTCCAGACGTAACTCAGACGCTTACTGGTGTTGAGGTTACCTTCCCTCAGTGGTGCAAGTACACCGTCTACAAGCGCATGCCCAGCGGCGAGATCGTCGAGTTCAGCGCCAAAGAATACTGGATTGAAAACTACGCCACCGGCGGCCGCGACACTACGGCGCCGAACGCGATGTGGAAAAAGCGCCCATACGGACAGCTGGCGAAATGCGCGGAAGCCCAGGCGTTGCGTAAGGCCTGGCCCGAGATCGGACAGCAGCCTACCGCCGAAGAAATGGAAGGTAAATCACTGGACGTAGATATCCGTGACGTCACGCCGCGCAACACCACAGAAGCGCTTCCACCAGCTGCAAGTGAAGAAACACTTCAGGCGATCACCGATCTCTTAACGACCCTGGATAAAGACTGGGAGAAAGACTTCCTTCCACTTTGCAGCGAAATCTTCAAACGGCAAATTCTTGAGGCGTCAGAACTCACTGAAGAAGAGGCACAGAAAGGGTTTGGCTTCCTTCAGAAAAGGGCTAAGGCGGCAACATGACACCAGAAATTATCCTTGCCCGGACCGGCATTGACGTAACCACTATTCAACAGGGCGATGAGGCGTGGCACCGGCTGCGCCTCGGCGTCATTACTGCCTCAGAAGTACACAACGTCATATCCAAGCCAAGATCGGGGAAGAAATGGACAGATATGAAAATGTCCTACTTCCACACCTTGCTCGCCGAGGTATGCACCGGCGTGGCGCCAGAGGTTAACGCCAAGGCGCTGGCCTGGGGCAAGCAGTACGAGGAAGACGCCCGCACGCTCTTCGAGTTCACCACTGACGTGAAAGTCACGGAGTCTCCGATCCTGTTCCGTGACGAGAGCATGCGCACAGCGTGCTCCCCTGACGGTCTGTGCAGCAACGGATTCGGCCTTGAGCTTAAATGCCCTTTCACCTCTCGCGACTTCATGAAATTTCGTCTCGGGGGTTTCGAAGCGATCAAGTCCGCGTACATGGCCCAGGTGCAGTACAGCATGTGGGTGACCGGGAAAGACGCCTGGTTTTTTGCCAACTACGACCCGCGCATGAAACGCGAAGGTATTCACCACATCGTCGTTGAGCGGGATCCGCAATACATGACTGATTTCAATGAAATGGTGCCGGAGTTCATCGAGAAGATGGACGAGGCGCTGGCGGAGATCGGATTCACGTTCGGGGAGCAGTGGAAATGAAACGCACACCCTTCTACCGCAGGCCCGGGCGAACCGGGCAATTCTCAGGCCTCCGCGAACGCGTTATCTGGATGATTCAGACGCGCGGCCGCCCGGTCACCGGCAGCGAAATCGCTGAGAAGTTTGGCGTAACGCTCATCGAGTTTAACCGGGTTGCCAACGGCATTACCCGCGGCTCCGGACAGATAGCGCAGATCGTTGAGTCAAAAAAATGGCTTAACGAGGACGGCATCTGCGACCGGGCATTCGACCTTGTAACGAAGCCAAAGGTCGTAACACCACAGGGTAAATCGCGGCTGTTCACCCGGCGCGCCATTGAGCAATCGCAGGAAGGCAGACGGAAGGAATGCATAGCGCGTGCCGCCCGCCGTAGCCGACTGATTGCTCAGGGCCTCTACATCGACGAAATGGAGTCCATCCTATGACTTACGCTCACGACGACATCAGGGTTGGTAATCTGAGCCTTCCCTTCATTGGTAACGGCTGGCTAATGCCATGGGGTGAAGTGGTAAGCAATCCATTAAAGGCGCAGCGGCTCGCTGAGGAATATCGGGAAAGGCAGGAGGCGGCATGAGATACGGAAGCGTGTGCAGCGGCATCGAAGCTGCCAGTAAAGCGTGGGAACCTCTCGGCTGGAAACCTGCCTGGTTCTCTGAAATCGAACCATTCCCATCCTCAGTCCTCGCCCATCACTGGCCGGAAGTAACCAACCTCGGCGACATGACCAAAATCGCCGATGCGGTCCGCGCTGGTGATGTCGAAGCGCCTGATGTTCTGGTCGGTGGTACGCCCTGCCAGGCATTCAGCATCGCCGGCTTACGCGAAGGCCTGTCTGACGACCGCGGGCAATTAACTCTTTCTTACGTGGAATTAGCCAATGCAATCGACACAAAGCGCCGCGAACGCGGTGAACCAGAATCAATCATCGTCTGGGAAAACGTCCCCGGCGTGCTCAGCAGCAAAGACAATGCCTTCGGGTGCTTTCTGGCAGGACTTGCCGGAGAAAGCAGTGAGTTGCAGCCAGCAGGGGGAAAATGGACGCACGCAGGTTGTGTGTCTGGACCAGAAAGGGTTATCGCCTGGCGCGTCCTTGATGCTCAATTTTTCGGAGTGGCCCAACGACGCCGCCGTGTGTTCGTTGTCGCAAGTGCTCGAAAAGGATTCGATCCCGCAGCGGTACTTTTTGAGCAAGACGTCGGCGGCGGGTCGACTGAGGCGAATAATGTTGGGGGCGAAGGATGCTCCAGCACAGTTGATAACTGCACTCTCTATCGCTTCAGAAGAACAGACTCATACATCGATGACGGAGTAAGCAGCACGCTTTCGGCCAGAGATTATAAGTACCGTCGAGAGCTTGTTGTTATGGCCGATAATCGCGTAAGAACCCTTACCCCTCTCGAATATGAAAGGCTTCAGGGATTCCCTGATGGGCACACGCTAATCCCGTACGAGGGAAAACTTGCTGATGATGCGCCGCGTTACAAGGCGATCGGCAACAGCATGGCAGTACCGGTTATGCGCTGGATTGGTGAGCGCATCGCCACAGCGCTGCCAGCAGAGAAGTTGAATGGTGATTATGGTGGGAGTAAAACCCCGCTCGACCAGCGCGACCTCTGGCGCACCCCACCAGCCCTCTTCGCTGCTCTTGACGCTGAGTTTTGCTTCCAACTGGATGCCGCTGCGGCGCCGCATAACGCGCTGTGCCGGAAGTTCATCACAGCCGAGCAGAACACGCTGGAAACGCCGTGGGCTGATTACCTGAATGTTCCAGGCTACGTCTGGCTGAACCCGCCATACAGCGACATCACGCCCTTCGTTAAGAAGGCTGCCGTCGAGAGTTCCAATCAGATCGGCACGGTCATGCTGGTACCGGCAGACACATCGGTTGGCTGGTTTAAGGAGGCTATCCAGACCGCCAGCGAGGTTCGCTTCATCACCGCTGGGCGGCTGGCATTTATCAACCCGGTCACCGGTAAGCCAGTATCGGGAAATAACAAAGGGTCGATGCTCATAATCTGGCGACCGTACCCGCGTACACACTGCCACTTCGCAACTGTGGACCGGGACGAGCTGATGGCTTTCGGGGCGAAACTTCTCGCCCGCCGGGAGGCCGCATGACACCAGCAAATGAAAACGCCATCCGCGCCGCCTGCCGCCGCTGCACCGAGGAAATCCAGCAGGCCATGCGCAAGAAGCCAAAGCCTAACTGGAACGAAACTGTGCCTCCCATCATCAACAAGCATCACAAGAAAATTGAAGCTCTGGGAGTTAGCCTCCTGGAATTCGTCGTATACACAGGGCGGCTAAATCGCCGCTTCGGAGTGGAATCGTGAAAGTTTATATTGCCGGGCCCATGAGCGGCCTACCTAATTTTAACCGCGCCGCTTTTAACCATGCGCATTTTCATCTCTGGTCGAAAGGCCATATTGTTCTGAATCCCGCCCGTCTACCAGATGGATTAACCCAGGCCGAGTACATGGACATCTGCCTGTCTATGCTTCGCTGTGCTGATGCTATCTACATGCTTGAAGGCTGGGAGCACTCCGCTGGTGCCCGAGCAGAGAATGCGCTGGCCGAGAAGCTTGAAATGGAAATTATCTTCCAGGAAGAGGATCGCGCCGCATGAACCGAGCCTCACCAGTTGAGTTGAGGAAGTGCCTTGAGACCGCCCAAATGCTCGCTCAGGCAGGAATAAGATTTGTGCCAATACCTGTCGAGTCAGAGGAGGAGTTCCAAGGTCTTTTAGCTGCCTTAGACCGTAGACTTGAACGCATGGCGGTCGAAGCCGAGAAGAATGAAGGCGGTGCAGCATGAAAGCACTAATCACCAGGGAGCTTAAGGCTCCTTTTTTATTGCTGGCGTTCACATTCAACCGAATTAACCGACAGTTCCGGGAGCATTGACCATGGCCGACATCATCGATACCGCAGCAGAGATTGAAGAGCTTCAGCGTAACGCTGCCCTTTCCGCTCACCGCATCGACCGCAAAGCCGTATCAGCTGAGCGTTGTGAAGAATGCGACGAACCAATTCCCGAGCCGCGGCGCGCTGCCGTTCCCGGCTGCAAAACGTGTTCCAGCTGCCAGGAAGAGATCGAACTCAAGAATAAGCAGAGGGGGATGTGATGGATTACAGCAAGCTGAGTGACAAAGAAATTAATAAGTTGGTGGCATTCGCATTAGGCTGCAAAGAGGTCGCTCCCGATATCTTCATGAGCGATGATCGACGGTACGAGTTTGATAAACCAAAGAATAAATCAGGTAACAAATTCTTCTTCGATCCATGCAATAACCCGGCGGATGCGTGGCCGATTATAACCGCAAATAAAATCAGCCTTTATGCAATGAGCGAAGCGGACAAAAGAGGCGGTTGGGGGGCCGAGGCTTTTCATCCCAACGATACATATAGCTTTAACGATAACCCACTTCGCGCCGCAATGATTGTCTTCCTCATGATGCAGGAGTCAGCCAATGTTCAGGATAATCCAGCCTAATACCTGGTACGCCGATCCCCACGGCGCGCCCTGCAAAATCCTCCGCACCACCCACGAAGTCATCCACTACATCCGCAACGGTCGCACCTGCATCGCCAGCATGGGCCGCTTTCAACACGAATTTGAACCGCTGACCAAAGCACAGGCCGAGCGGGTCGCCGAAGAAATCGAAACAGCAGAACACCTGAAGAAGCTGCGCGCCCAGCGTGCGGCATGAGGAGAGAGCATGAAAGTACTGATAGTTTTTGAAAATGTCCC